AAGGTGAAGGTAGAGTTCATCGTATCCCCAGCTATGGAACGAGGTACTGAAATCCATAACTCGCTAGAAGCTTTTATGAATGGGCATAGCGAACACCTACACCCTGATATACACGAACACTACGGCCAGTTCTTTTTTAGCTTGCGGGAAACCTATACTTGTCAACCTGAGTATAAGTGGGGCATAGATGAAGACTTGGCCCCCTGTGGGTATGACCACCCTGACGTTATGGTTCGGGGCTTTATGGATCTACGCTTTGTGCCAGAAGATGAACGGGCTCAAGTATTTGAGTATAAGACAGGGAAAATATACCCTGAGCATGTTCAGCAACAATGGCTCTATGGTGTAGTAACTCTTTTAGAATTACCTGACCAGGAAGGGGTGGACGTTACTGCTGTCTACTTAGACCAAAAGCAGAACAAAAAGATTTACTACCCAGCTTCAATGATGTTTGAGTACAAGCCAGCCCTTCTGCGAGAAATAGAAACAATTGAAAATACGCCACTGGAAGAATTCATACCTAAGCCTCAGTGGTCTTGTAAGTGGTGTCAGTTTAGTAAAGCTAACAGAGGCCCATGTCAATTCTAGAAAAAGATATAGAGCAAAAGGCGAGTAAATATGCTGAATCTATCGGTTACATATCACTTAAGATCAACGTCATTGGCCAACGAGGATGGCCTGACCACCTATTCATTAATCCTTACGGCCATCACCTATGGATTGAGTTTAAGAAACTCGGGAAAAAGCTTAGTAAGATACAGAAGTACCGAATCAAGCAACTTAATGAGCAAGGTGCTTCAGCGTATTGGACGGACAACTACGAAGCGGCTATTAGAGTATTAAATGAGCATTCCATGGACACCCCATGAGTACCAGCTTCGCGCCTTAAAGTTCATACTATCGCAGGGGAGCGGAGGGCTCTTCCTAGACCCCGGCCTCGGAAAAACTGCTGTGTGTCTTGCTGCTTACAAGATACTCAAGAGCAAGGGTCTAGCACCCAAGGGAATGTTAGTCATCGCTCCCCTGCGTCCCTGCTATAAAGTCTGGCCTGACGAAATAGAAAAATGGTTGGACTTTAATGAGATCAGCTATGCGGTGGTACATGGCAGTGATAAAAGGCAGATGTTAGAGTTAGACGTAGACATACACATCATTAACCCTGAGGGGCTGGCGTGGCTCTTTAACATAAAAGCTTCCCACCGCAAGGAATGGACTATTGTATGCGTAGATGAGAGCACCAAGTTCAAAAACTCAACAACCAAAAGATTTAAACTAATGAGGCCCCACTTCCCCCGATTCGATCGTAGGTGGATACTCACAGGAACCCCTATGCCCCTCGGCCTAGAGGATTTATTCGGCCAAATGTTTATCCTGGACGAAGGGAACGCATTGGGCCGATACGTTACTCATTACCGGAATAAGTTTTTCCACAGTAATGCTTGGGAACCTTACAAGTTCTACCCTAATATGGGAGCATGGGAACTTATAATGGCGAGGGTAGACCCTCTAGTAATCCGGCTGGCTGCACAGGATTACTTGGAGATGCCTGCTGTCTTACAAGAACGTATCTATGTGGACTTACCCCCAGAAGCCCGAGAAAAATATAAGGATATTGAAGATGAATTCATCACACAAATCGACGAAGGAACCATTGTCGCAGCAAATGCCGCTGTTGCTGGAGGGAAATGCAGACAAATTTGCAATGGAGCTATCTATACTAATAAAGAACACGATTGGTCCCAAATACATGACGCGAAACTTGATGCAATGGGAGATCTTATTGAACAACTTGGAGGGGCTCCTCTACTTGTTATGTACGAATTCAATCACGACAGAGAGCGACTACTCGGACGCTTCGGCTCTGCAATCCCTGTTCTTGGAGGAGGCACGTCGATTGGACGATCTACTGAGTACATACAAGAATTTAATAATGGGGAACACCCGCTAATGATTTGCCACCCGGCTTCCATGGCACATGGACTTAACTTGCAGGAAGCCTGCCATCATATCTGTTGGTTCGGTATAACGTGGAACCTTGAGTATTACGACCAAGCTAATGCGCGTGTGAATAGGCAAGGTCAGAAATTCCCGGTATTTATTTATCACATATTAGCTGCCGACACGCTGGATGATACAGTAATGGACACTCTAGCTTTTAAGGATCATAGCCAGAAAAAATTGTTTGCGAGTTTAAGCACTAGATAGTTGCATGAAGACGCTCTTTGTGTTATACTCACAATGCACCCATAAAAAACCTAAGAAGGAGAACGAAGATGGGCAAGTCAAATGTTACGCCACCGACCGGAGCAAAAGCCAAAGCCAAAGAAGAAGCTTCCGGTGATAAGAAGCCCCGCGCCCCAAGGAAAGATTACGGGTTTGCTAAAGGAGCTACCATCGGGTTAACTGATGGGGAACAAAAGTTCCGTGGCGCTCGTGCTCGTTGGTATGAGTATCTGACCAAGAGCGACGGCAAGACTGTTGAGCATTTCGCCAACCTTGCTGAAAAGGCCGAAGAGAAAGAGCAGCCACGAGGCTGGCTTCGTTTCTTTGTTGAAGTTGAAGCCTGCACACTGACTGCACCTCCGGCTGAAGCGTAAGCCCTAGAGCTCCGGTTACTTTTGTGATCGGAGCTCGTTTTGTTTGTGGGGAAAGATTATGAACTTATACATAATGACCCGAGGGCGCATCGGCGCTCAACGCACGTACGAATCTATACCGTGGTCTTGGCGGGACAAATGCTTCCTTGTAGTACCACCGACAGAGCATAACGAACACTACACTCTTGGTGGGGATGATGACTTCGGTAAACGCATCCCAACTATTCCCGTCCCCTACACTGTCACTAACTATAGCCAGAAGATGCAATGGATCCTACAGGACGGTATGGATGATGGAGAGGAATGCTGCGTTATACTTGATGATGACTTAGTATTCAGTCGCCAGTACATCAAGGATGATGGTAAGATTGGTCTTAAGACCTTAACCGGGGCAGACACTGAAATCCTCCTGGGGCCATTCGCTTTACTGGAGAACTTACTTGAAGACACCGCGCTCGTTGGAATTCATCCCCGGCAGATGGGGCATGTTCAGAAACCTCCCTACAACATTAACGGGAAAGTTATTTGTGTTCAGGGTCTTAATCGCCGTTTGGTGGGGACCATCCCTGATATTGCTAAGTTCCCTATTCTTTCTGACGTGGTACTTAATGCGACCCTATTAGCCCGAGGGCAGGGGAATAAAATAATCACTACTATTTTTCAAGACTGGGGGAGTTGTAATGCCCCCGGAGGATGCAGCTTATACCGAACACCTGAAATGCAAGCCGAAGCTTGCTACTGGTTAGAAGAACGCTTCGGCCCTTACATCAAAGCCGTAGAGAAGGAGTCTAAAGATGGATGGTTGGGAGGAAAGCGAGTCGATTTTAGAGGTCAATGGAAAGCCTTATACAAGGCCGGAGCTGCTGGCCTATTGGATATCTGAACGGGAGAGAATACGTGTTAAAAAGGAACGTGGTGATAAGCGACCATGGAGCGAAGATCAGGTATTCCAGTGGACGTATTTCTGCAACGTTCACAGGGAAGACGATCGTGTTACGCGATGGATCAGGAAAAACTATACTCCGGATCTCTTCGGAGAGCACTATGAAACTGCTATTGTCGCGGCGCGTCTATTTAACTGGCCCCCGACGCTAGAAACCATACAGTTCAGTATAGTACCTTCCCCCCACTTGAAACTGTGGCAGGTCTTAACTGACCTACAGGCACAAAAAGAAAAGATATGGGGAGGGGCTTACCTCATTACCACGCATGGCCGTAAGATGTCTAAGATAGACTACTGTGTAGAGTTACTACAGAAAGTAATAGACATCACTCCTGCTTCTTGCCAGCCTAACTGCCTAGACTACTGGCATTGGTTCAAACGTGTTGATGGTCTGGGTAGCTTCCTCTGCGCCCAGATTGTGGCAGACCTTAAAAATACGAAAGGCCACCCACTAGAAGCGGCAACAGATTGGATGTACTTCAGTGCGCCAGGACCAGGAAGTCTCCGTGGGCTGTCATGGTTTCATGAACGTAAGATCACCCCTTCTAATTACCAGGAAGCTATAGAAGAAGTTAAGAGCTATATTGAAAACCGCTTAGGCGAACCATACTTCACAATGTGTATGCAAGATATGCAGAACTGCCTATGCGAGTATGACAAGTATTGCCGCGTCTTAACGGGTACTGGCCGGAGTAAGCGGGGTTATGCTGCCTATTGAGCTAAAATGGCTGCACCAGACGCCGCTCGACGCTAAATCACATACCGGGCAATGCCTAGCTATTGCCTTGTTATTCAGCCAGTAGACGGGCTTACACTAAAATGCTATACATAACAAGGGGTTACACGCGTGATTATAGAAATAACAGGGCGAAACGCGCCTCAAGCTTACGTGGAAGGACTGCAAATATTTCGGGTATGCTCCCTAATGGAACATACCAGGAACGGACCAGCGATGGTTATGCCAGCTCCGGTGTTCCTAACCATACAATTTCCCGAGGAGCGTCTGCTCAATTGCCCTGTTAGAAGGGTTAACCCGTTCTTCCACTGTATGGAGTTTGTCTGGATGATGGCAGGCAGTAACGACGCTTCCTGGATAAGTCAATTTAACCAACGAATGATGGAGTACGCTGATGATGGAATTTTACGTGGAGCATATGGATGGAGATGGGCCAATCCGGTATTCCAAATCCCACAAATCATTGACCTGCTGCGTAAAGACCCCAGCAGTCGCCAAGCTGTCTTGTCCATGTGGGACACAGTATATGATGGACCTAATGCAAGAACCAGTGACAGGCCGTGTAATACTCACATTTACTTTAGAGTCGATGAAACTGACAGCCTTAACATGACAGTATGTAACCGAAGCAATGACTTTATCTGGGGTATGCTAGGAGCTAATGTAGTCCATATGACAATGCTACAGGAGCTTATAGCTTCCGCTGCCGGGTTCAAGTTAGGGCTGTATCATGTGTTCAGTAATAACTGCCATATCTACACCACTGTCCCCCGGTATGAGGATATTATCAAAACAACGCTGGACGTAGACATGTACAAGGGGAAGGGAATGGTTGAAGCGCATATGTCCTTGCTAGAACAATGCACTCACGTTGAGTTTATGGAGGACTGTGTTCGCTTACTTGATGGGGAGGAAGTATTCCAATGTCCATGGATACAACACGTCGCATGGCCTATTAAGATGGCCTACTTAGACCGAGCTAACAGGTATGATTATATTGAAGAGATAGTAGCTTCAGACTGGCATCGTGCCTGCTGGGACTGGGAAACTAGGCGCATTGAAAGGAAAAAATTGAACTAGGTCACGAAACGTCCTTGTGTTATTATATAAACGTACTAACTACAAGGAATATAAACATGAACCATAAGGATACAGCAGTGAAAGGGTACACGGATGAGATGGAAATGGGCGAATTCCTGGGCGATATGCACCGTGGTTTGAGTCACGTAAGGGTGGGGATTTGGCTGCTCGTAGTATTAGAGTTAGCTAAGTTCGTATTGTGGTAACGCCACAAGAAGTTATGGCAAGCCTGAACAGGTGCCGAGCTGGTAACCGAAGGGCTGCTAAGAGGGCGCGTGAGCGTATGCTAAAGGAGTACCCACAAGATGGAACGTGCAAACGAAAGGCAGGTGGGAGGTGAACATTACAAGGTCAAGGCTAAGTGTCCCCATTGTAATAGTGTTCTTGAGCATTGGGATATTGCTTGGGCCTTCCGCTTTAATTGCTTCCAGTATATTATATCAAAGTGGATCTTTAGGAAGAAAGGTCCGGAGGGTCGCCATTTGCTCGATGACCTTGAAAAGATTAAACATGCCTGCGACAAGTACATTGAAGTTACGCAGCAGGAAGAGAACATTGCCGCTGGCTATGCGCCAGACGTAAACATGGCTCAGTGCAAGCTAGATGAGAGTGGCGAGCCAGGAAAGGAATATATAGACCAGGACAGATAAGTCCGCCCGAGGTGGCCGATGGGTACTAGTTAGCTCTGGGTGCGGCCGGAGTCAGCCATCACCGCACTACTTCGCTTTACCTTTAATTTTTTCAACGGTACGCATCGTACCTAGAAGTCCAAGCATACCCAGAGTTAACTGCATGATAGTTTGGTGAGGAAGCTCCGGCCCTGCCGCCCCCGTGATCCATTGTATCCATGGATTTATGAGTACCATGTTAAGAACACCCATGCCGCAGACCCAGCCGATCCATGGCCTCCAGCCTGCCACGAAAATACTACGGTGTTGAGCTTCAATCTTACTTAGCTCAACCTGTGCCATATCAGGCTTCATGGCTAACCGCATACGGATTTCTTCGTGGGTTAGCTTTTCGTCTTTACTCGTAAACAGGTTGTCAAGTACATTGCCGATCGCAGTGACTCCTGCGACTGCGGTGTCACCCCCAAGTAGCTTCGTCAGGATTCCCAAGGACGTTCTCCTTCTTAAAGTAACCGAAACCAATCATGATTGCTGTGACTAAATACCCCTGATATTCAGGAGGTATCTGCACATAAATTTCAGGCCAAGCGAGCTTGATGATAAGTAGAGCAGTCGCTGCTAGAAATCCAGAGATTCCAGCAGCCTGAATTGTACTTGAAGGTTTATTCATGATGAACACCCCGATCCTAATGGTTTTGATGGTGGTCCACACGGCGGGTTGGAGCATGGAGGACCTACGGCAGGGACACAGAAAAACCTGTAGGTGCTTCCGGTTTGGATGGATCTACAGTAAAATTTACGGAGTTACTTGCGTCCGATTCCTCCCCATTTATCGCTACTGTCGTAGCGTGGCAGTTATAGGAGCCTGCCGGGAGGGGAGGAGACGTCCACGTGTCCGTACCCCCTGTGTTCGGTACGTTACCGAGCAGCACCGCATTACAGAAGATGTTGTAGCTAGCGATGTCAGTGTCAGGCAGGGGAGTTCCATCTGTGTTCTGGGTAGGTGGCGTCCAGTCAAATGTCTTTGGTTCAATTGCGAACACTAGTGGCGAACATACCAGCAGACAATAAAATAATTTTCTCATGCTACGTCCTCTATCGTTATCCATACGGTGTCTTTCATTACTGCTGCATGGACTATTTCATACAAACGCCTGTAGGCAAGGACACTACTTGTGACTTGCCCCCGTTCAATCACATTGGATATCTGGCCGTCGCCAACGAGAATACAACCTTCTGAATCGTCATCTTTGTTGCCAACGTGAATGTATATAAACGTGAAACCCGGTACGTCTTGGAGCCAGAGCATTCCACCATGCCAAGGAAGGAACCTTTCACTATACCTCTTGTACATTCCCCCCTCGGTACGCAGTCTGATTTGATACCGTCCCGCAGGTATCCTAGTTTCGCCTGGAATCTTTGGCTCATTGTACTGATCCTCTAGGGTGTAGCAGAGGAAAGTTAAAAGTGGGGAACGAGCAGGCTCAGCATTAAACAGGTTGCCGAGGGTAGCTTCGTCCCCACTGGAGATCCTACTTAGCTGGAGCTCCATTACCATCTCCTGGGGGAGGGACTACTGGCTTCCCGGTGTCAACAATCTTAAGTTGACCATTGGCTATGGCCGCGAGCCATAGCTTCATTTCCACTACCTTTTCAGCATGAGCTGAGGATATTGGTACTCCTTGGCCCTGTGAAAAGACTTGATGAATAGCAAGGGCCATCTGCTGATGACCGTCGGGTTGTCCTTGGGGATCTGGCATTTCATTCTCCTTATTATATGTGAGTAAATTGTACCACGCTAGGTAGTGTCTTGCAATGCTGACTTAGCTTCTTCTAATGCTGCCAGTTGGATTTCTAAATCAGCTAGGTACAGGGCATCCTCTTCTGTCCATACCTCATCATCATCTCTTTGTCGGAATCTCAATGCAGCCATCTCTTTTCGGGTTGCATTGATATCCCGTTGTAACAGAGCAACGAAAGCACCACTGATAGGGGCAGTCTGCTCTGCTACTATCTCCTTGATATCCTCAGCCAATGCGGAAATAATAAGTGGCTGTATGACAAACCAGAAGATAGGTATGAGGGTAAGGTAGGTCACCAACTGGTTCACCCCTATGCGGATTCCTGTTTCCTTAGCTGTTGGATTTGTCAAGGTGCCCACCGAATAACAACGTCATAAACATCGAGCGCGGTCATATCCAGTGGTGAAATGGTGGTAAAAGACCACAGAGTATCGCCAAAGTCGGTCGGATTATAGAAAGTGACCTCAGTTCGCAGAATTATCCTAGTATTTATGTTTGGAAAATCCTGCAAAAATCTGCCAGTAATTTCAATCTGCGTAAAAGTCTGGTCAGTATTCGGAACGTTCTGTTGGTCCATTCTAAATACCAAGTTGCCTGATTGAGTGTAAATCGAGTCAATGTTATGGTTTCCACTGGCAGGGTCATAATCCGTAGCTGGAAGTAGCGCACCAAGAGTTGATAAAAATCGATCAAATCCTATGTGGCCCGGTAGCGGAAACCTAAATTCTGCGAACAGTTGGAATTCCTGCTTAAACGGATCAACTGGTGGCCCTACTCCTGCCGCCGCAGAAGCTGCCGAAGCACCATGCTGGAAACCGCTCATGAAATACCCGCACCCCAGATGAAGTATTCAGTATTGATATATTTCACAATAGTAGCGACCCCACCAGAAGCTAGGCTTCTATTGCCAAGTAATCCACCAGGAGTTGATCCATCAAACCAGCGGAGAGCTACTCCACCACCTTGAGTGATACTGAGTACTTCTGTATCTTCATTACAGATTGTGTAAACAGTCCCCGCCAATATAGCTGAATCATTATCCAGTGTATAGGTCACCGCGCCACCAGAATCTTTATGTATGAGCTTCTGGTTTTGAATCTTGCTAAGAGTAACACTGACATCCTGTTCAAGGATAGGCATCACTGCTACGCCTATATCGTGGTAGGCTCCGCCTGCATGGAGTACTTCTCCCCTTGTATTTTCCCCCGAATTATCACGAGTTCTAACTGCTGGAGTATTATTATCATACAGGGAGACCGCCCCATTAAGAACACCCCGGATCAATGTTTCTCCTTCAGTTTGTACCATAAAGGTAGGAGTACCAGTTCCAAGAACATTACAGGATAATCCCCAAGCATCATTATCATGTACGCCAAAGAAAACAGCCCAATTCCGAATACTATCATTCGCATAGGCTACCCACCCAACTTGATCACCTGAAGTTTGTGAAGTTATTTGGAATCCTTGATTTTGTCCCGCACTTAGACTAAATGGGACTAGGACTACATCACCCGGACCAACTCGGCATATTCCTGCTTGTTCTCCCGTAGGCATAAAGTGAAGTTGGTTTGTATTTTGACTGTCAAATTCTGTAGCCCCAGTTATCCCATGGCGTATCGTACCATAAGCACCGACACTACCACCGACTCGTATTTCATTAAGGAATTGTGTATAGTCAACAGCCGTCGTGGTACGAGCAACCCAGAAAGCATTTTCTACATCAACTGTAGGGGCAGCATCCGTTGCAGTCGCGAGGACTAATTGGTCACCAGTAGCTCGGAAATTCCAGTTACCTTCGTCTGCCGTCGCCGCTGCTTCTTGTATAGCAACAACTGGAGTTGGCCCAAGGATAAATGAAGCTGCTCCTGAGAAATCCCAGTTGCCTGTAGGTGAGTAATCCCCACCTTCATTCATCACAGATACCCACACACTAGCAACAAAGATATCCATAGGATTACTAGCGTCGCTAGTCCACCGAGCTTTATCCACCCCCGCAACAGCGACCCGCATTTCGTCAAGACCAGGACGCCAGAAGCCCATGTTCTGTTGATTAGCCCACGATATACCGGGGAGGGCAACCGTCCCATCTGCATTAAGGAATGGGGAAATCATACCCCCTGACCCTGTGCGGGAGAGGGAGTCTGTAAGCGCGGCAGCAATGTCGTCCATCGTGGGATTCGCCCACGTTGTTTCAATAATTGTTCCCGGTATTACCGGGTTCCCTGCCGGAAGGGTATATGTCCCACCACCATCACGTGGCATAGTCTTACTCCTCTACTATTCCTTTGACAGCCCCAAGTCGTACAGGCATACCAAGAGTCTTAAATAAAAGCTGCATTTGAGGATGATTCAAAGCCGCCTTGCCTCGGAATTCCCCCATTAAAAATTGCTGAAACTTTTTAGTCCCAACTAACTTCGCCACGCCGTAGACACCAGCAGCCGTAAGAGCAGGAAAACCTGTTCCCATGAACAGACCTATCCCACCTGAGCTAAGCCCAAGAGCCGCCACCATCTGATAGACACCAGCCTTAGATGGAAAATCTTGTAATGCTCTAGCCGCCTTGCCAGCAATCTGCTGGAAAGTCCCACCCCCAGAGCGAGCCGCTGCTCCTGCCTTTTCTGCTGCGGCAACAAGGAGTTGTGGAGGAGCAAATTTCTGCCCTGCTGACTTAGCTTTATCTACCGCAGACTTCAATATCTGATAGTTATGATACGAAGGCCCAAGGTGAGAATAAGCAGTGAATATATCTGGGTCTAGTTGTTTTTCAAACTGATCATCAATCTTTTTCAGAGTATCGTCAAGATTAGCTCGCAGAGTTTTAGTCATCTGCCCCGGTTCTAACTTCATTTTAATTTCAGACACAGTGTTTCTGAAGTTTAGCATGTTCTGAGTTTTGGATTGTATGCCCTGAGGAATTCGGTACGGTACGCCCAACCGCGCAGCTTCAGCTTCTACTAGACTACGAGTGACCGAATTCACCTTGACCTTGCTGGCGTCTATAACAGTATTGCCAACGTCATCGTAGGCACCGATAATTCCTTTCTCTTTATTACCCTTCCAAAAATCATCCAGCTTGGCAAAGATCGTATGAATATTATCGTCATCCATAATACGAATACGGGCTCGGGCATCGTCTGGGTGAGCTTGCGTCCCTGCCCACTGGCGTAGAGTTTTCACTGCATCCTTGTACTGGCCACGAACTTTACCAGCCGACCCCGGCAGGTTAGAGAGGATAGCATTGTAGATCATACGGGGGAGGCCATCCTCTAAGCCAGCTTGTGATATAGGAATGAACGCTCCCAATTCCTCGGCTGCTTCCTTTGCCTCGTCCATCACGTTGACCTTAGCATTCTTCCAAGCATTGCCCAGACCCTTGACAAGACCGCCCATACCTAGACCAAGTCCTGCTCCCCACAAAGCTCCTTCCCCACGCTTGTCTGGCCCGGCATACACAGACCCATACACAGCCCCCTCGACGGTTCCCCTGCCTACGGGCTTACCAAGGGCCTTGCCAAGCGCCCGACCGCCTCTGGCGGCCATCGACGCTCCTCGAGCAGCGGTTAAACCCTTGGCCGCAGCGCCCACCCCGCCGCCAATCGGCCCGCCAGTTGCGAGGAGACTTCCAGCTATGTCCCCTGTGATGCCCATGCCTGTAGCCATGAGATCTTTATCTATCTGCCTAGCTTCGGCTATTTCCTCATCGCTTATTAGGCCGAACATATTTCCGACCTGCCGCCCGGTATTGACTATGCCACGACCCATACCCTCAAGGAAGCGTTCACCTTTGCTTCCTCCGGCTGCCCCCAAGCCTTCTTGGAAAGCCTCAGCACCTTCGTAACCAAAGTCTTCATTGGTCGCCATGCCGCGTTTGATAGCTTCCATTGCGACCATGTGCTTCTTATCAGCCACATCGTCAGGCACATTCTTTAGAATGGCTCCGTTAGGTAGTCGGACATCTACGGGCATAATATCACCAGTTCTGGACTAGGTTGCCAGTCTCAGGATTAACTATAGGTTCGGCAACACTGGATTCATAATTAGCTGCTTCTGAATCTGCATCTGGAACTGCTTCATCCCCAAATGTAGGCATAGGAGCAATACCTGAATACATACTTTCAACCCACTCAGGTTTGTAGAGGGGGGCATCATTCTTATACTGTTCCTTTAACTTCTTGGAGGCAATCTCAGATAATGTCGCCAAGCCACGCTTAATGACGTCATCTGGGGAGTTGGGACTAATGTTAGCGCCCTCCCAAGCCCTGATTTCAGAGTCGGTTAATGCTGAACCAAACAGTTCGTTCCTGCGGCCCAATGTGTACATGAGATCGTAGTCAGCCCACCACCTAGCCTGATCCTTCATGCCCTCAGTACCACCGAACTTACCAAAGAAGTTAGTGATAGAGCCTTCACCAATGACCCCTGCGCTTGAAGCATACTCAGGCTTATAGGTTTTGAGCACTCTGGCTATACCATCATAGGATTCTTTAGCTTCCTGCGTTTTCTTCTGCGCAGAAACACTGGGAGCTTTGAACCCTGCGCCAGTTAGAGCTTTCTCTGCTCGCATAGCTGCCGTCTTTTCAGTTTCAAGATTATGTCGTTCAATCTCATCCTGCTTACGGATATTCATAGCCATCGTAAGCCGGTTATTCTCCGCCATCTGTGTGTAGTAGCCTTCCGTTATATCACGTTGAGCTTTCTTCTGCAGATTGGTTGCTTCATTCCGCACCCTACGATCAGTACGCTCACTAAGCCCTCTACCAAACGGGGCGAGTACCTCATCCCCCGTTAGTTGAGCAAGTGTTCCGATTTCTGCCTGACGGCGTAGACCCTGTGCCAGAGCCTTCTGCATAGAAGGATCTCGGTCTTCCATAAGCATAAGTTCAATTGGGCTAGGCATTATCCGTATCCTATATCTTCCAAGTCTTCTTTACTCAAATCTTCCTTGTTACGCAGAAGATCAATAATCCCCTTACGCCCTTTCGTTTGCTTTCCTCCAATTTCCTTTACTCCCTTCTTACCTTTCATTCGCCGCAAGCCGACAGACAGGTGTTCAAGAGGATGGGCAGCAACAAAAGTTCGCCCTTGGTTAAGGTATCGGCCCGCAGCATCTTCCGTAGTTCGCAATTCTTCAGCGCGTTCCCTCTGCTTCTTTAACTCGCCCATGCCCGCATACATTTGAGCCTGTTCTTCATCCATGCTGGCAAAGACCCCGGGAGGAGCGGATGCTCCTGTTCCTGCTCCCGCTTGTGCAGGCTGTGGAACAGTATGCTGCGCTGGAGCTTGCCCCCGAACTTCCATAGTGGATAACTGCATAGGGTTATCCATAGTGCCGTAAGATGGTCCGACTGAAGCATTTGGATCTGCCGCTATGAACCACTCAGGAATTGAATCGCCTTGCTTCCAGCCTGAAGCGAGGAGCCTCTGCATTGCTGCCTGTGAATCAGCCATTAGTATCTCCTACCTCCGCCCCCACGCATACCTCGTTGCATACGGGGATTACCCATCATAGCTGCACGACCACCTCCAGGATTAGGAGGCCTCCGCATTTGTTGAGCTAACTGTTGCTGCTGAGCCATACGTGGTGCGATCTGTCCTTGTGGGGGAGGGGCCATAGGACCTCCAGGCATCCCTCCACCTGCTTGAGCCTGAGCTTGTCCGTACATTTGTTGAAGAGCTCCAGGACCTGCACGAGGAGGACGTTGTGGGGTAGCCACAGGGCCACGAGTACCTCTACCCTGCATCTGCCGTTGCTGCTGCATGCTCCTGATTTTGTCAGCGATACCGCCGCCGCCACCTTGACCACCTCTGAAATTGCCCATCATAATCTCCCGTAATCAACAATCGCGTAGCCAGCCGGAGCAGCCACGACCATATCTGGATTCTCATGTGCCAGTACACCGAAGCCTTTTTCGCCCCAGATGTACGTCCACTTATAAAACTTACGATCAGCCCAGCGTCCGACATACTCAACGCTACGCTTCAACCTTACATCACTAAAGGACATCATGCCTGCGCCAGCATTCATAACGCTCTGCCAACCTGCCTGATCTGCACTAAACTGATCCATATCTGCACTATACTGGCTCGCAGCAGCCCCCGAATAATCAGCTCCCTCTGTAACTCCAGCAGTATTAAATCCGGGCATACTCGGCATTCCTACCTGTTGACCATGTAGTATAGCATTGATCTCGTTGAGGCTAAATCCTCGTTGCTGCATGGCTTCAGCAATTTCTTGCTGGCGGAGTTGAGTATTGTACCCTCCGGCTCCGATATCCATGCCCTGCATACGAGCACCTTCTTGACCAGCCGCTATGTCAGCACCGAAACCAGCCTGCTGATAAGCATCAGTTCGCTGTTGCTCCATCGTCTGCATAGCATTGTCGTAAGCTTCGTCCCCTGGACGTAAGCCTTGATTTCGTAGAGCAGACTCTTGCTGCTCAGCACGTTGTTCCCACTGTGGGTCAAGACGGGAAGTGGCTCGGCCATACATAGCTTCGCCTGCCTTATCACCGTAGTAGTCACCACCTTCAACCCGGCCACCACCTTCGCTAAACCCAGTCCAATCCATGGTCTCGCCAAATTCATCAGTAACCCTACCCATCATACCAGCAGCAAGATTACTCCTGCCAGTTTGCATACCGAGTTGTGCGTCAAGTGCTTCTTGCTGTCCAGGGGAAAGAGTAATATTTTGGGTCCAATCTCCTGTGTCGCCTTCCGTCCACTCAACAGTACCCCACGGAGTAATCTGAGTGGGACGGTTAGCCCGAGTCTGAAGCTCCATCATTTCAAGGTTGCCAGCCGCAGTCGATTCAGCAGCCGCCTCGTAATCAGGCGCTTCTGGCGTAGATTTGCCCATCTTCCTTCCTTATATATTTGCAGTTCTCTTTGCGATACTCTGTAATCACAAAGTCAATACCTACTTCAAACCCATCCTTAACTCTGAATATCTCCTCAAAGCCGATGTGCTTGTTAAATCGTAAGGCTTTCTTGTTACATGCTGGAGTAACGCCTATGATTACGCCCTTGTCACAAGTGTTGAAGGCGTACCCAAAGACAACCTCTGCCCAGCCATGCTTGAATATAAACAAATCTTCAAAAGCGATGTGGATATGTACGCTATTGTGAGCCCATGTATCAAAGACCACCATGCCTACAATCTTTCCATTCTTGTATGCGACAATACCTTTCGTGTCAGCACACCGAACACACTCAGCCCTAGCATGTATCCAGTCCCATTCTTCGTTACGGGACATGGGGAGGTAGTCAATCATAGCAAGCCACCTTCGTCCCACATGATGCCAATAGCAATCAATGTAGTTTCAACTTGTGACTTACCACGTAGAGCGATAGCCATTGTCCTACCTATGCCCCAAGCTCCACGCGCTGGTTGAAAAGCTGCTGACCCGCCACCCCAGATATCTATATCCCACAGACCTGTATCCCAAATACCGACACCGAAAGCACTAGCATTAGGAGGTACAGGCAATTCTGATAAATCATAATCATAAAGTGCCTTCACAGTATATGATGGGAATGACTGTGCTAAGAAGATAGGCCTGATAAATTGCATACGTTTGAATTGCTCAGGTGTATCTACATCTTGGTAACTAGTGAGTAACTGCCAATCAATCTGTATAGGGTTAGGATTAGATAATTCTACATTGTCAATTGTACCTTGAAGCTTCCACACATTAATCGTACCCGCACCAAAGTAGAACTCTGATTGGTACTGTTCTGATGTGAGGATAGGTACATCATGCCAAAGAGACCATGCCTTCAAATTAAGGTCATACACATACTGTGTATGAGGTATGTTATTTTCCTTGGGGGAGGAGATCACCAGCCGCGATATGCTTGGATGAATCCTTATTTCCCACCCAAAATCATTCTTACTACGAGCCATCGCTTGATTGATAAACGATTGTATCTTCCATGTCAGGCTGACTTCTAAACTAAAGGGATCCTTACCCTGTAATAGAGCGCCCATGCTTATAAGACCATAGGTAGATAGTAAGAGCATATCCCCGCCATACAGGGATACTACTCTTCGTCCAAAGGGAATAGCTCCGACAAACCAGAGTCCGATAATTCCGAAAGTTGCTGAACTGCTAGGATCTGTTCCTGCGTAGACAACAACATCTCCCGCAGACGAGACCGCAACGATGTAATCGTCTGGGCCTTCACCACTGTCAAGTGTCCAGTCGGCAAGGACTGCAAGAATGCCACCATAACGAAATCTAGAGCCAAAGTTAAACTCGGTGAGAGTTCCTCCGAAGACTCCAACGTCACTGTACCATGCGCTCGTACTGTTCTTTTCAATATACCACATCCTGTTTTTCCAAGACATGACAAAAGCAATGTCTGCTGCACCTCCAGCCGGGCCTACTATAGCAGGCACTGACCATAAATCAGTTGATTCAGTGTATAGCTGGAGACCATTTTCTTCATCTGCCACCAGCATGAAGTGAGCGCCACCGTCATTAGTAAATTGGCTGAAACTACACCGACCTGCGGGGCTAGACTTTATCCCCCAATTCACTACCTTCGTAGGCGTAGTCGTACTAGCACTTATAGCATACAAGCCATCACTGTTACCTGCGAATAGCCTGTCAGCACTCCTATCATCTTCACTCCCCGTATAGGGTACGATAGTTTGGATGCCACCACCGAGGAATCCATTAGCGTATTCCTGGTATCCGGGGCGTACCTTGAGACCATAAGTCGTAGCATCAATGTTAATGGTGACAATAGCATCCCGAGGCTCCATACCATAAAGGTTCGATATAGAGTTGATCCCAGCGGTCGGCGCGGGGAACGTAGCCGGTTTAGTGATTTGCTCCTGTGGGGCAATGCCGAACATTAAGGTCCGCCGTAGTTGGTATTCGGGATATTTCTAAAGTCAAGGTAGTGGATACCCGCAGCACGACGACCAGCATTTATGATAGGCGCACTCTTATTACCTTCCGTCGCTGCCTCCCAAGCCTTCGCAAATGCTGCGCCAGCAGAAGCTGAACTGAAGCCCTTAGCATCTAAGAACTTAAACCTCAGGTATTGGACAATCATCACTGGCTTGAACAGTACAGTATCATCATTTCTCGTAACGGTATCCCCGTCAGGGTCTCCTGCTCCAGCCGCACTCGCAACCCATTCACGGGAAATATACTCAAAGTTAATATCCAGTCCATTCGGGGGAGGCTGTGGGAATATTTGGAACTTATTCTCCATGATGCGAAAGCTGGCGTAAATCGTAAAGCTAACCAGATCACGGCCTATTAGATAAGCCCATTGCTGAGGTGACAGTGGTCCCCCCAGAGGGACATTTTCTGCACGTTCCCACCCGGTCTGTGGGATCATATAGCCAAAGTCATCTGGGAGATCGTAGACCCCCGTATCCGGGGGGACCGCCGTCAAAATTTGGTGTTCCCTACGGAGTATTTCCCACGGATACGACTCTACAAGATCCTGGCCACAGGTTGTGATTAAATTCCGAAGCTGGATGAAAGAAGGATTGCTGTCAGCAAATACATCAGCAGAAGGCTCAAGGCCGCACTCAACTGCTGCCCGATTAATTATATCCGCTGCTGGTATATATCTGCTGACAGCCATTTACTTATCCTTTGCTTTAGCCTTCTTGGGCTTCTGAAGCTCAGAGACCATCTCTTTGAGTTCGTCAATAGCCTGCTGCTGAGCTGCCAGCTCTGCATCCTTTATATCAATGGCTGCATTGAGCTGTTCAAGGGGAGCAGCTTCCTTAGCCGCCTGAATGTACGCCTTCGCCTTTGTTTTCAGCGCACCCACACCCATGAATTTCTGAACATGCACATCGGCAAGATCTGCCAGTTGTTCAACAGTGTACACACCGAAAAACTTGAGCTCCTCCACCTGTGCGCGTGTGACCATAGGCCACGCCTTGAGGGGAGTACCCTCATGTAATTCGCCTTCGCCCGCTTCAAAAGCGGCGAACTGTTTAGCGAATCGCCCTTTGTCCATATCCCGGGCAGGACGGATAACAATGCTGTCCTTATCCCCAGGAACCATAATGCGAACATAGGCCTCATCCTTGAACATGGGCCTCCCCTCTGCCAACGTAGCTTCCTCATCCCTACGAGGATGATTGAAGAACACGACAAAGAGTTTAGAATCCCCCGCAAATCGGGCGTTATGTTCACTACCTAGCATCGCTGCTTCGGTAATATCATACTCGGCTTCTTGTAACATTTCCTTCTCCTTATTATGGGATCAACCAATGTATCTGGGCTTGGAATTCTGTACCATGCCCCTTCGTCATCAAATGACTGCATCCAATTTCATAAGAAATGACGGCAGCATTGTTATTGAGCCTACGTAGATGTTCATCAAACAGATGCTTACATTGCATCTTGCTCAGTCCATCTTCATTAAACAGAACAAATCTCTTCTGTCCTCCAGGCACTTCTGGGGTCTGTATAGCTTCGTACACCATACTCCAATGATCATTATACGCCGTACACGCAGATAAGATAAAAACAATAGCTAGAAGTATACAGGTCTTCATTAGAGCAACCTTGTTACTTGAAGCGAAACATTTTCCGCAGTAAAGACTTCGAGTCCACCAGTATCCGGTATTTGATTTAATTGTAATGTGACAAAATCACTGGCAGTCAGATCAGCAATAAATCCATTGCTTAAATGGGAGAAAAATCGGTTCTCATTACCAGTGCCGACCGAAGTATCTCGAAATGCGCTTGTACTTGCTAATGAACCATTTATGCCGGTTCCTGCATCATTTAATCGCACTCTCCCTTCCACAAGTATTAAATCGGAACCAGATACGAGAGCGTTATCAATATCTAATTCGTATTCAACCTTGTATGTGCCAGTCTCTTTGACAACAATTCTATCCGTAACTGCATCATGCTCAATTACGGCTGCATCCGTTTCAACATCTGTTGCGTCAAGCGTTACATCACCAAAGGATGCGATTATTGTAAAAGATGTGGTGCGTCTTGCCTGTACTGCATCATTCGCTACTGCTCCGCCACCGCCGAGGTCCGCTGTAGTCAGTACTCGTTCTAAGCCAGCACCCGTACTCTGGTTATTAGCTTGAAGCCCACCAGCCGAAGCCGCTACAGTACGGGTGGATTCCTCCCCATCGCTAATTTGAGATATTGAACCAACAGCATTAGAACCAAGACCCGTATCAGCATCATTCTGCCTTACATTTATGACTGGGTTCGTAGCAGAAGGAACCTCAAGAAGCATTCTTGGCCCTGTTGCTGCTTCTACCCCAATACTCCCATCAACAGTAAATGCTGAACTGTTAAGGAACATTTTACGGACGCCGCCAATACTCGCATTTAGCTGGGCGACACCACCTGTCCAAAATCCTATACCAAGAGCACCGATGGCTAAAGCTGGAGTAGCTGCTGCTCCATCACGGGGGAGGAAGAATTGATCTGTTGCTGATGTACCAGCTTCAATCGCCCTTGCAATTTCAACACCACCTGCGACCAGTGAAAGTTGATCAGCGGCATTCCAACCAAGACCAGTATTGATATCAGTGCCGTTCGGCATGATAGTCGGTACAGTCGCAGACGCAGCGACCGCGCCTCTGAATAGAGGACCACCAACGACTTGAGCAGCAAGCTCAGTGGCATTGATTGCCCATCGCGTTAGTCCAGCAGTCGCAAATCCTAGGGCTGCTCCTATTCGGAACACCCCCATGTCAGTTGCGCCAGCGAAACTATACGACGGAGCTGTAGCTAATCCATCACTGAGCAATAGAGGATCAGCCCCAGCACCAATGAACGTAGCAAGCTGGTCCATTGTGGCCTCAGACAGTACGCCCCCGTCGTTGACGATAAAGGTATCTGCACCGATCAATGCGCCGCTGGCAGGTTGAGCTGTGACTGCCGTCACATCAAGCGCCAGAGTCGTAGCCCCCGTGACCTGCCCTGTATGAGTAGCATTAGTGACCTTCGCAGTATTCGCACTTACATCGGCGATAGCCCCATAGAAAGTAGAATAATCACCTACAAGGGCTACGACGGCCCCTGTGCGCGTAAATACAGAGTCTACCGGGGGTACAGTTCCTACGGGGACAGAATAAGAGCCTGTCTCGTCTAAGTAACTCGTTGCTGCCCCTGCATCGCTAAGAGATACACCATTGACACTCACACCAGTGATGGCAGCATCTAGATTAACAATAGGATTGATTGGATCAGTGGCATCAACTGTGATATTCGTACCACTAACAACCGAGTCCACCTGACCACCACCACCACCGAAGAATGTAGCCATCTGGGTAGCCGTGATCTCAGATAGTACACCTCCGTCATTTACCAGGAAGGTATCACCACCTACGAGGACTCCTGCTGCTGGCTGAGCAGTGATAATACTGACGGCGGCGCTAAGAGCCGTAGCTCCCGTCATTTGTCCCGTATGGGCCGCGTTTGTAACCTTAGAGGTGTTAGCTGATACATCACCAATGCTGCCATAGGCGAGATCACCTTCAGCTGGGGTAAGAAAGAAAGCATCGTAGTCTGCCTGTAGTGCTACGACGGCCCCTGTACGCGTGAATACAGAGCTTACCGGGTGACCCGAAGAAGCCCCACCAATCTGCAGAATAATAAATAGGTCTTCTCCATCAGCAGGAAGATTACCACTAGCTTCAACCGTACCTGTAATGGTGAACCACCCCGTATTATCCGTGACAGGCGCAGTTACATTGAGTACCAAAAATTCAGATGAATCTTTATCAGTCTGTAGGTATATTCTGTCATCCGTAGTAATAAGGCTAAGGAGGTTAGAAATATCTATACCATTTTCATCAAAATCATCAATATAGATTTCGGTAACGCTGGCGGGAGTGGCACTATTGTACCGAACAAGTCCAGGGCCAGGATCAGCAGCGACAATAGAATCACTAAATTTATAGGGAGCGCTGAGCATCCCGCCCGACCTGTTCTGGTCCCTATATGTTAGAGTACCAGCCCCGTCAGTAGCCAAGACCTGATCGGCTGCGCCATCAGCTACGGGGAATGAATAGTTAGGCAGGGAAAACTGCGACCCATCAAATTCAAACCCTGCGAAACCTTTAATAGTTCCATCACCAGTCCACACTCCGATTTGATCAACAAGCGGAGTGCCTACTTTGAATACATCACCCCCGCCAGCAGCAGCGTAAGCCTTGATTTGGTCTAGTGTAGTTCTAAAATCAGCACCAGCCTTATCTGTCGCAAAGTTATCAGTCCCCGCTGGGGAGGGGTTAAGAGTTGCTGCTGAAATTTTAAGATCGGCCATAATTATGCCTCTGTTAACCAAACGCCACCGCTCTCAGTTCCCCAAGAATCGGTTGACCCTTCTAATTGCCAATTATTCACACCAGGACCGCCAGGAAGGTTTTCAACTGACATAGCTCCACCCCCTGTAACAGCAATCCCGCGAATAACATTTACTTGTGGCCCTGAAACAGCGCTTTGACGGCCATCAATTGTGACACTAAAGCCTTCAGGCCACGATATAAAGGGGCCAAATTGGTCAAGATACCTAATACCAGAATTAGTATGTCTTATACCGTTAATGAACACATCAGTGGAACCTAAATTCACATCAACAGTCGTGTACATACGACCATCAACGTCATGCAAAGTTCCATTGATACTAACATTAGTCGGAAGTGGGTTGAAAGTTGCAGCGACAAGATTGTTTTGGACTTCTCCAAAATCATTAACTAAAGTACCGTTGATATGAGGCATAGGAAATGGGGGAGGAAAGGCCTCCCCCGTATCCGTTATACTGGAACTGCGCCAGCGAGCCAATCACCGACTTGTGCCGTTTCCAAGCCGAGGTTTACAGCACCTGAGACGGTGTCAAAGACAACGCCTGGAGCTGCAATCTGATCAGCTTCTGCAAACACAACCGGAGTATCGTCAAAGTCCGCAGTTGCGTAATCCACCGCAATGGCGTCTACGATATCCGCGGTCTCCTGGCCGGACTCAACGCTATCCCCACCCCAACCGAGGTATTGCATCTGGACTGGGTTCCGGGTTATCTGAGGAAAATCGGTGACTTTAGGATTGATCACATCCGTAGCAAGTCCGATCATTACCTGACAACTGCCGCCCTCCATACCAGAGCCTACGCCCTCTACGTTGGGGTTCGCAGGAACCACAATATCCGAGAGTGGAAAGTTTGACATGCTTCAATCTCCTTAAAAAGACCGGGGCCGAAGCCCCGGCTGAAGCGTGAGCCCTTACGCGCCGTTAATACGACCCTGATACCGAGCGCCACTGGTCGTCAGGTTGCCAGCCCATGCCAGGATCTGCACTTCTGCGTCCTGGTTCGTGCTGTACCGACGGTTCGGGGAGAGCGGGACCATGTTCCGGTCGCTGTGGGGACGGTAGAAAATGTAGTCGCAGTTAAGCGAGAACATTGTGCTTGCCGGAACGAAGCCGCCAATACCACCGTCAAGGACCACGTCAGCGTCCATGAACTTTAGGGTTGGGAACCCGAGGTTGCCTACTTCGGGGCTGTTGAATCGCTGTTGTGCCTGAAGGCTGGCAACATAGAGACCCCAGAAGAGGTTATCCATCAGGAGTAAGTCTGGACGATCTGATCCACGGACCTGGGATGACCAGAGGGTATTCATGACAGTTTGGATATTGGACGCTGTCACGGTGACAGTCTGGAATTGGGAACGCCAGAAAGTCCATGTAGCGCGGTCAATACCGCCGTAAGTTCCAGTCGAAGGGTCAACTGGTACTGCTGCGTCAAGGCCGGTAATCTCCTTGCCCGCTGAGCCAGTACCGTCTGAGTACAGACCGTCACTGATGAGATTTGCAATGGTTGATTCTGCTACGCCCAACCGACCTTCCATAAGGTCAATCATGCGTTCCCGGCCGGAGTTTTGCAACATCTCCAGGCCAGAGATGACAACGGGAACCGCTGCCTGTTTCCAATCATACTCAGCAGCACTGAGCACATCTGATACACCCACAGGCAGAAGGTCGTAGCCGCTGTACCAACCCTGATTGGAATTCTCAGCAAAGCTGAGCTCCTGCAAGATCTTTGTACCGCCGGAGGCCGGCTTGATCTTACCCTTCAGGCTGAGTTTACTCAGTAGGGCGTTGTTCGCGGTGACGTTGTCAGCAATTTTGCGCGTACGACTCTCAATCGTAGTAGCAATAATATCACTAACATTAGGGAATGCCATTTATGATTCCTCCATGGCTTGATGTGAAAAGAATATTTTCTGCCAACTTGGGGAATCTGCGCTAAGGCTGGGAGTTCCTAGTTCCCGTGTAGGATAGCATATATAAGGTGTGAAATACAAGCTATCCGTGGCCGACGTCACCTGCGGCATCATCCCACAACTCAGTCATTAAAGCCCGAGTATCGCTACCGTCAGCCTGCGGGCCTCCTCCGCTATTCGCTGATCCGCGGATACTAGAAGCTGCATTCCTCTTAGCGGCTACTGCCGCTGGATCTAACTTACCAGCTTCAGCCGCTACTCGCTGTTTTAGGATAGGGCCAATTTCAGGATGAGCATTAGCCGCATGATCATAGGCTTGGTCTAAGCTCATAGTACGGCCTCGGTTAGTGGCCATTTCCATAAGATCAGCCATATCTTCCCGTAAGTCTTCATAAAACTCACTGTGTGCTTGTTGGAAGGTTCCTAACTCAGTAGATGCCTCTTGGGTTACTTCCTGGGCCTGCTCATGGCGACCCTGCTGTACTGTCCCCATAAAGTCAGTAATCGGCGCTAGGCGTTCATCAATAGCACTCAGCAATGGAGCATTTGGATCATCAGCTACCGGCTGACCTGCTAACAGGCTATCCAGCATAGTGATGTCCACCCCATACTCATTGATAATGTTTTGCACTACCTGAGCTTTCTTAGCTGGGGAGCCTGCCGTCAACTGCGAAGCAGTTGTCATAAGCTCAGTTATAGCCTGCGCTGGCGTTGACCCAGCCGCCTGAATATAGTTCTGGAACGGAGCTACCGTCTTGAAATATTCATCAGCGACGCGTTTATGCCCGGAAGCCTGCTGAAGCCCTCGGGCAATGTCCCCCTCCCGTTTAATGATTTCTGCTTGGGCTTGTGGGGGGATTCCTCCCCAATGTTCACGGGCTGCCGGTGTCCAGGAAACGGGCGCTGGCGAATCTCCTCCAAGAGGCTGAGCATCCCCTTCGGGAGCGGCATCAATAGGTAGCGGTTCATCGATTTCACCTGCTGGTTCAACCGCTTCTCCAGGCTCATCGCTGACAACTGCTTCGGCTTGGGCTTCTTCGCCGGCTTCGGCAGCCCCCAAGGGCTCCTCGGGCTCCGCTGGGGATCCCCCTGTTTCTTCTTGCTCTTCTTCATCGGATACTCCATCAAAAGCGGCCTCCATAGCCTCACGCATTGTATCACCGGTCATGGTCTTTCTCCTAGTTTGTAGAGACTCTCTTGTATGGCCTCTATCCGTTCTTCTTTTCCAGTCCTGCCAGTAAAGAATTCTTTACGTTCTTGTTCCTTACCTTTCCAGTCCTGCATATGGCCGTCAGTTGTCTGTTCAACATTATGCCGACGGTTATGGTCGTGCAAATCCTGCTTATTACGGATTATACTCCCGTCAATAGGGCTTTTGAATGGTTCGTCAACCCGCAAGTCGTCTCGGGGGATATTACCAGAAGGAGTAACCTCCACCAACCCCCTGCCGGGAATCTGGCGCCAAGTTCTACGCACCGTTGTCGCCTCCAGGCCTCGGTTTGTTGTCGTCAATTTTCATTGTATTGGCAGTTTCGCGATCGTCCTGCACCATTGCTGCCTGACCCTGTGCAATCTCTTCTTGTATTGCTGCCAGCATTTCAGCCTGTATCTTCTTCATCTCTAGCTGGAATTCTGTCCGCGCTTCCTTCATATCAGCCTGATGCTTGGCCTGCAATTCATCCATAGACTGCTGATGCTTAGTAGCCTGAAGCTCCATATCCTGCTGGTGCTCCTGCTGGGACCTCTGCATCTCCAGTTCGGCCTCGCTGGGACCCTCGTCCTGCTGCTGTTCCTGCTCTTGGGCTTTCTGCATAGCCTCAATAGCCCTGTCAAGCGTACCCTCAATCTCACGGCTACCCTTGAACCCTGCGACTGCCCATTTGAGCAACTCAATAAGCGTGGGAGTAGCCGCTGGATCCATCTGTACCAGAGGCGCAGCCGATTGCATGAAAGTAGAAACAGACTGGATGAACTCCCCTCTCTCCTGCCTCATCTTATCGTAGTCCACCATAGCTACTGACTCTGGTCGGACTTCAATGCGCCATGCAGCCTCTTCTGGATTCTTCAAAAGCTCCATAGCTGAGCTGATTAATTTTTGATCCTTGCCATCAGGCGTTCGCATAATGTTAGAGTCTTCTACAATCGTTTTAGCCTCAAAATGCTTGCAGATAATTTCACCCTTCAGCGCCATAAGATCACTGGCAAACCGTGCGAAATCCTCTTGTAGAGCCTGTATGCGTATAGAAGCAAAGGTTTTCTTACCCTCAGCAGCAGTAGCAGACTCTCGTGACGGCCCTGCCGCCCCTCGGACTATATCCGCCATGCCTGTGACCTCATACAATAAGGCCATTGCATCTGATCGCTGGGCCACCAGTTTTTCAAGAGCATTAACAATGTCTTCAATGGGAAGCCAGTCAACCTGCCCGTCCATACCGCCCTTTTCAGAGAATTGCGCCCAATTCTTCATTGGAATCAAGTCATTCTCAAAACCCTCCTCCAACATTCGTTTAACACCGTCGTTGGCTTCGTCGTACACACCAACTACCCTCACCGCAGTCGTGATTATGCCGATTCGCGTTTCAAGTTCATCAATTTCATTGTATAAGTCTTGCGCTATGGCAAAATCCGGCTGCGGCAAGAGCAGATTCGAGACGCAGTTAGCGAGCATAGGCTCTGGCGTGGGCCAGAACCCATACAACTTCAGAGGGTCCTTCTTTTTATCTAAAATACGTTCAAAACCTTTAGACCACCAGAAGACACACTCTGTTTTCTTATCCCATATTTCCCACACTTCAGCCCTGTCCCACGCATCCGCTGTTTCTTCAGCTGTAAGACGTTTTTCAACTAATTCACCAATACTCTTATTCTTATACTGGAGTTGTTTGGCGAATTCCTCCCCAAATCGTGTTATAGCTTGATCTTTGGTAAGGTATGAACGAAAAGCAATCCACGGAACCTCAGACCACGTTCGCGCCCAGCCCCATCGGAAGTCATCCCAGTGAATATAGTCCACCGGGGCTTTTTCACTAAGAACCCTATCCTCCGTGTAAGCCTCAGCCTGGACTACATTGTCTTCCCCAATAATCTCTTCGTGTTCAATCTTCTCCATCTCCACTTCATAGCGAACACGCGCAATGCCGAGGCCGGGGAGCAACCTGTCATCTAGCGAGTACTGAAGTGAGGACTTATAATCATCACCGCTGGCCTCAATGCTAGTGTTCAATAAACGATTGAGGATAAGTGAACCCACCCGCGCCGCGTCGTCATCTGCGTCGGCAAAACGTCGGGAAACATCAACCTTCGGAGTGCTGCCGTATAGCATAGAGCGTTGAGTATTGATGTTAGCATTGAATAAATTGACCCGAAACATATTCCCGCCAGCACCAGTTTCGTCGGTAGAGTACCCTCGACTCCCCTGCATACCTCGTCGATCGGCATATCTTGCCTGTATTTTGTCCCCTTGCCGATGCCATTTCCGGATTCGCTTGTTGGCAGCGACCATTTCGGAGTCCCACCTCTTATACCAGCCGGTCGGAGTGTTTTTGAAGTCCTTACTAGTCTTAATGGGGGAGAGGGTACTGCCCATCGGGGTTCGTTGGTCGTCACTCATACTCGTTGCCTATTAAATCGGGGTTTTCGCATTGCCCGGTCATGGAATAGAGCCTCCAGAGTCATTCCTGGGGGTTTATACGCCTCCTGCTGTAAAATCTGTCTCACAGAACGTGTTTCGATCTTCTCCTTAGCTACCAGAGCAAAATATCTAAAGGCATCAGCCCCATTAGAGCTCCAATCATGCAGAGGTTTGGGGCTGAAGGCTTTAGTTACTTCATCGTACCGCCTTCTGTATGCTCGTAGTGCTTCAATGCCTTCGCCACAGTTCGTTTGGTCTATGTAGCAATGAGGCAGTATAAAACGAACAGCGTCAATGCCGTGCTGTACATCAAGACGAGGAGCAATCCTAATTGGGAACTCTCCGTTCCCGTCATCATCCACTTGATTAAGGTACTGCTCAACAGTGGTTCGGCCAGTTTGAAGGCTTTTTGCCTTAGCGTCGTGAGGTAACCAGATAGTTTCGTAATCATAAGGTTTACTCCTTAACAACTCAAAGTAGAAAGGCAGCGCCTCTCCCTGATGTTCCTCGTAGTCAATAACTGCAATACCATCGGGTCTATGCTGCCAGAACCAAATTGCATTTGAATCACTATATCCGATGTCCTGAGCAACTTGAACTGGAAACTCCGGATCGTGCTTGTAAACTCCAATCTGAGGTTCTCCCGCCTTGCCATCAATGCGGCCAGCCTCCATAAGCGATATCTGTTTAGCATAATATGTCCCTAGTACCGCTGCTTCAAAGGAGCACTCAAGCTCTTGATCATACTGCGCCTCAGACATCTGAGCCCGCATTTCGTCCAACTCTTCCTGGGGAAGGACACACCCAGGATCGCTGGCCTTAACCTCCATATAGAACCAATTCTTCTCACGTTTTGCTCGTTCCCTTACTTGCCAGAAGTGATTCTTCCCTTTAGGCGTTCCAATAAAGACCGCCCAACCTTTCCTATCCGCAAGCGTGGGTAGAACAACCTCACCCCATAGAGACGGTCGGCAATCACCAAATTCGTCGAGGATGACCCCGTCAAGATATAGTCCGCGGAGTGCATCAGGGTTATCTGCACCATAAAGCGTGATCTTGGCACCGTTGAAGAGTTCAACTGAGAGTTCACTTTCTTTTACCTTGAGTGCGCTGTCTTGAGTGGCGTCTTTAAGGTACATCCACGCAACGTCCTTAGCCTGCCGGTAGAACGGTGCGATGTAAGCGTATCTTGCATTCTTCTTTGGAGTGTATAACGCTCGTGTGTGTA